TGTTGATCGTATTGGTCTTTCTATCCTTGGTTGTCCTAACGCGTATGGTGTTGAGAAGGACAACAAGCTCCAACGGTATCTTTCTCGTAAGGCAATCCTCGATGAATTGATTCGGCGTGGAGAGCTGGATAGATTTAATCATAAGCAAATGTTCCACTGCTTAGGCATGGTTGATGGACCTAATGAGATCGAGCTACTTGGTGAGTATCATGAATTCATTGCTACATGGGATTCGTCTGCTGCTGTGTGGGCTGGTATCAACGGTATTCGTTTTGATAACTCTCCGACTGGTATGATCAACGGTAAGTTTGAAAAGGAAGTAGACTTTGCACACAATCAACAGTTGACTATTGACCAGTTAAACGCTACACTATACAACGTTGAATATATCGACAGGTTAGCGAATGAGGTCTGAAGTGATAGAGTACAAATATAATGAGGCGAGCATTGTTAATGATCTGATCAAATACATTGACTCGACATACGACCAACATTACGTTGGCAACAAAGAGATACAGACAGTCGACTTCTGGGAGTCGCTTGGAAGTCTCGACACTACAGCTAGAGATACAGCTATCAAGTATCTTGCACGTTACGGTAAGAAGAGTGGTAAGAATCGCAAAGATCTGCTTAAGTCTCTTCATTACATTGTCCTAATGATTTACACACACGATAAAGAAGAGGCGAATGATGATTCATCTGCATTCTAATGAGACTGGATCGTGGCTTAGTAATTGGTCTGTTGAGCAGGTCCAACCTAATGCTATGGATCTTAAAGTTGATAAGATCTTCACTATCAATGACGACAAGACATTTGTCATTGATGAAGAACACAAAGAGCATCGCGGCTCAGTAGAGATTGAACCAGATGCTGATGGGTACTGGGAACTCTCTCCTGGTACGTATGAGATTATTATGGAAGGGACAGTCAGCATCGCTAAGGACGAAGCAGGATTCGTCATCACACGATCTACTCTTAACCGTAATGGTCTGTTCATTACATCCGGTCTTTACGATTCAGGTTACGAAGGTGTAATGGCTGGTGCGCTTCATGTTGAAGTAGGACCTGCTAAGATTAAGAAAGGAACACGTGTTGGTCAGTTCTTATTGTTTAAGGCTCAGTCTGTAAGTTTATATGATGGTGACTATGGAACTGGTAAGTATGACGTTGTTTATGGAGAAAAATAATGAACGTTGAGATTTCAGTAGAAGAACTGAGAAAGCGTAAACTGTTTATTGCAACCCCGATGTATGGTGGTGCGTGTGGCGGACAGTATTGTAAGTCGACTGCTGACCTTGCTCAGCTTTGTACTCATTATGGGATCGAAGTGAGGTTCTTCTATCTGTTTAACGAGTCGTTGATCACACGAGCTCGTAACTACCTGGTAGATGAGTTCATGCGTTCAGGATTCACACATCTTGTGTTCATTGACTCAGACATTGGGTTTGATCCTAACGATGTACTTGCTCTAGCTGCAATTGCTGATCCAGAGTCTGACAAGGATATTGTTTGTGGTCCATATCCGAAGAAGACAATTGCTTGGGAGAAGATCAAGACAGCTGTCGACAAAGGATTTGCTGACGAAGATCCTAACAAGCTCGAGAAGTATGTTGGTGACTACGTATTCAATCCTGTACAAGGTCAGAAAGAGATTCGTATCGACGAACCTGTAGAGGTACTTGAAGGTGGTACAGGCTTCATGTGTGTCCAACGTAAGGCATTTGAGAAGTATCAAGAGACGTATCCTGAGTACTCATACAAGCCAGATCATGTTCGTACGAAGCACTTTGATGGATCGCGGGAGATCATGGCATACTTCGATACAGTGATCGATCCAGACAGCAAGCGTTACTTGTCTGAGGACTACATGTTCTGTCAGTGGGCTCGTAAGGCTGGTATTAAGGTATGGATGTGTCCGTGGATGCAACTGTCGCATCAGGGAATGTACATCTTTAGTGGATCGTTACCTGATCTGGCTGCTGTTGGTGCTTCTGCTACAGCAGACGTCAATCAGATCAAGAAACGGTAATGAAGTGGGATTATACTATGAATCTAGGTGAGAAGACTCTTGGAGTTCTTAAAAACTTCTCTACAATCAACCAGTCGTTGTTGTTTCGGAAAGGGAACACAATCAGAACGATCTCGCCCCAGAAGACTATTCTAGCTCAGGCGACCATTGAAGAAGAGATTCCTTCTGACTTTGGGATCTATGAGCTGAATAAGTTTCTTGGAACGTTGTCGTTGTTCCCCGACCACGACATCTATGTCAACGAACACTACATGACGATCAAGTGTGGTGCGAGTCAGTCAAAGTACTTCTTTGCGGATCCGGAAACGATCCAGACTCCACCAGATAAACCACTTCCGATCGACAATACGTTGTGTGAGTTCACCTTTGGACAGAACGACTACAAGTCTGTTATGCAAGGTGCAAACGTACTCCAGCTTCCTGAGATTACGATCGAAGGGAAGAGTGGGGACATTTGGGTGACAGCAAAGGATAGTAAGAACACTACGACAAACACATTCGAACGAAAGGTTGGTGAGCTTGATAAGCAGAACGTCTCGTTCTCTTGTGTGTTGAAGGTAGAGAATTTAAAAATGATGGCAGCTAGCTATGAGATGCAGAGCGAGATCAGATCAAGAACATCATCGGTGATCTAACCGAGGAAGTAGAGATCAACAAGAAGCACGTCCGTAAGATGGCTCGTGTGTATCATAAACAAAACTACACGGAAGAACAAGATACGTTTGCTGAATTCTCAGAGCTGTACGAAAACATTGTTGTAGCTAACTGAGGTAATTATGAGTCGTGATGATTTTTTGTGGGTCGAGAAGTATCGACCTGCTAAAGTACGTGATTGTGTCCTTCCAACTGAACTGAAAGAAACGTTTCAGCAGTTTGTAGACCAAGACAATATTCCTAATTTGATCCTTGCTGGAACAGCAGGTGTTGGTAAGACATCTATTGCTAAGGCTATGTTGAATGAGATGGGGTGTGACTCTATCGTTATCAACGGATCAATGAAAGGAAACATTGACACGCTTCGTACTGAGATCCAACAATACGCATCAACCGTATCCCTCGCGGGTGGTCGTAAGTATGTGATCTTAGACGAAGCGGACTATCTTAATCCTCAGTCTACACAGCCAGCTCTCCGTAACTTTATGGAAGAGTTCTCTAAGAACTGTGGATTTATTCTTACCTGCAACTTCTTGAACAGGATTATTGATCCTCTTCAATCTCGTTGCAGTGTAATCAACTTCTCGATCCCGAAGGACGAAAAGCCTAAGATGGCTGCTGACTTCTATAAGCGGGTCAAGTTTATACTGGACAATGAAAATGTATCATATGACAACAAAGCCGTTGCTGAGGTCATTAAAAGACACTTTCCTGACTTTCGAAAGGTTCTTAATGAACTCCAGCGTTATGGAGCGTCTGGAAGTATCGATAGCGGTATCCTCGCTCGCATTTCTGACGTCTCTATTGATGAACTAATCACATCCCTGAAAGACCGTAACTTTACTGATATGAGAAACTGGGTTGCAAACAATATTGATAGCGATCCTGACACGCTCTACAGGAAGCTCTATGATAATGCAAGCCAGTATGTGGAAGACTCAAGTATTCCTAAGCTCGTCCTTATCATAGCGGACTATCAGTACAAGAATGCTTTCGTTGCAGACCATGAAGTCAACCTTGTTGCATGTCTAACAGAAGTGATGTTGGAGTGTGAGTTCCGATGAATCCCTTTACCTTTATCAATGAGATCACATATGGTAAAAGGGATATTATCGACAATGATCTTGCAGAACGAGAGTACAATGGGTTCGTTACTAATAGAACTCTGTCGTACTTTATTGATACAATCTTCCAGGCAAATGAAGTAAACCAGCACCACCATGCTGATAATAAGCTGCAGTTCGACTATCTTATAAATACTGTACGTAAGAAGAAAAGATTCAGTAAATGGGTAAAGCCATCTACGTATGAATCTGTTGAGCTTGTCAAAGAATATTATGGCTACAGCGACCGTCAAGCCAAAGACGTAGTCGATATTCTTGATCATGAACAGCTAGAACAAATAAGAAAAAGACTAAGCAAAGGTGGAACAAAATGATCGATATATCGTCAATGGTGGAAGTACAGTTAATCAACGAAGATGATTTCTTGAAGGTGAGAGAAACTTTAACTCGGATTGGTGTAGCATCTAGAAAAGACCAAACACTATTTCAGAGTTGTCACATCCTTCATAAGCAAGGAAAGTACTACATCGTCCATTTCAAAGAGCTATTCGCGTTAGATGGGAAACCAACTGACTTTGGCGAATCAGATATTGGACGTAGAAATAGTATTGCAAATTTGTTAGCAGAATGGGGACTAGTAAAAGTAGTCAGCCCCAACTCCATTCTTGAGCCAAGAGTACCTATCAGTCAAATCAAGATTCTTCCATTCAAAGAAAAAGATGAGTGGGAGCTTGTTCCGAAGTACAACATAGGAAAGAAGAGATGAACCAAGTAATCGTCGTACCAATGTTAAGCGAAACACCTGAAGCAACAAAGTATGTGGTTCAATTGAAAGATAGTGAAGGCAGCGTTCTTCAGATGTCTACGTTTGGATCTAAACAGGAAGCTGATCAAGCAGCTGATCAGTGGCGTGAAAACATGAACTACGATGTTGGTTGCTAATGTGGGAAAAGCGCAGAGTAGATAATACAAACGTTTACTACTTTGTTGTTAACACCCGAACAGTTGGTTCGGTGATGCCTACATTCTTAGAAGATGGATCAAAGAAATGGGAATGTACATTCTCTGATCATCATCCTTTCATACGAGACTCTTTAAAGATTGGTAAGAGAGATATTGAATTTCTTTGGGAACAATTGACTTCAAATAATTTAGCTATATTTACTAATGGTTAGAATACAAGAACCCCTATCAACATTTATTCATATCCCTAAAACTGGCGGTAAATCCATTCACCAATGGATGACAAAGCTCGGTGGGTTTGATACACATTTTAATAACTCTCTCTACCATATATGTAAAAGACATGGCAATGCTGGTCATCCGACACGAGAAAAGATTGAAGAACATCCAGAAGTGTACGGTG